TTGGCGGTTCGCAAATGGCTGGCAAATGGGTAGATTTTGAGCAGCATGCAGATACTGCTCCGTGGCTCCGATACGATACAGCCGGGGATAGTAAAGTACGGCAATCGCATAAGCTGCTGGATGGCATTATCAAATTACTGTCGGATGCATTCTGGAAACTATACTACCCACCCAATGGATGGAAGTGCCGTTGTGATGCTACACAGGTGCTGAATGGTGCAGAAACGCCCAACCACCAGATACAGTTCCCTAATGATATTCCTGATATGTTTAAAACAAACATGGCAGCTGATGGCCTTGTGTTCCCGAAGGGGCATCCATACTTTACAGATTGCCCACCGGAGATATTACGCAAGGCTGAACTGTTGAGGGAAAATAAATACAGCAAGTTGCCACGTACAAAATCAATGAAGGCTGATGTATATATCAGCAATAAAGCAGATGAAGCTGATATTGATATAAATAAACCGCTTGCTATGCAACTGGCTTCTCATGGTGAAACTGTTTATATCAGGCCACACGATACTGCTGTTAAAAATCCTGAATTGCAATTAGGATCATTAACCGGTGATTTTAAAACAAAAATTAAAACTACGGTTGACAGGTTTGTAAAGAACAGTATCAGGAGCGCAAATAATCAGGCTTGCAATATTCCGGTAATTGTGATACCAGGTAACAAGTATGATCGTGATTTAGTATGGGGCGGCTTGCGGAGTGATCTTAAACATACCGATCGGAAAAAGAATGTATCTCATGTGTGGCTGCTGCTGGATAAACAATTGGTGAAAATAAGCCGGGCAGATATTATGAAGGATTTAAAACAGCTATTACCGTAAACAACAAAGCAAACCCGGAGGCTTGCTTTGTTATGAGGGAATTGGCGAACCGCTTCCCACAACAAATATAAAACAGTTTGGAAAACAATTTAAAAATACTTTCAGCCCGGTTTAGAAGTACCATGCTTACCCTGCCATACAAGGCCGGTGTAATTATGGTGGCATACAGTAAAGACCGTTTTAAATACCAGAACTGGATAGATGTTTATCCCGAAAAATGGCAGCGCCGGAGCCGCAAAAAGCAATGGACAAACAAAGGCAAAGCTCCCAACAATCAGGGCCGGGCATTACTGATACAGAGCGGCAGGCTGCGCCGCAGCATTCGCATTGTAAGCACTACAGCCAACAGCGTAACCATTGGCAGTGATGTACCGTATGCAGCTGCACACAACGACGGTTTAAGGCTGGGGGTTTACCAACGGGTACGGGCATTTGTAAGAATGAACCGCAAGCGTGATCAGTACGGTATTACTGTTGGTAAGCAAAGCAAAAAAAGCACCCGGATAAAGTTTGTAAAAAACGCCAGCGGCATAAGCCATGTAAGCGCTCACACCCGTAAAATGAATATGAACCTGCCACGCCGCAGGTTTATGGGTGAGAGTAAATATTTAGCCAACCAGATCAGCCGCATGATTGCTGCGGAGATCAATAAAATTTTCAAATCATGACACAGGAGCAGTTAGATGAGCTGGGCATAACAGCAAATGAATGGGAGCTGTTTGGCCCCATTGAAAAACTATACCTCGATGTAACACAAAGGCTCGGCGAAATTGTAACCGACCTGCGGTGGATAGAACTGGAAGCCGGGCAGCTGGAGATACCGGATGAAAGTTATCCTGTTCAGTTTCCCTGTGCTTTAATTGATTTCCCAACGGTAGAGTGCCAGGATGAAACAGAAGGCAACCAGCAGGCTGTAATAATGCTACAGGTACGCATTGGTATTGATCTGTATGAAGATTTACAAATGATTGATGGCAACCGCACCAGCGATACCGGTATGGCTGTAAAAAGATTGAACCTTATGACGGCTGTACATGCAGCGCTGCAACTTTTTGAAACTGAATACAGCACTCCGCTTACAAGGGCAACCATAACCATTGAGCGCCGGGATGATGGCATAAAAGTGTTTAGCCTGTTGTATGGATGTGCCGCTAAAGATGATACTGGGGCAAAGCGGTTTGATATAATTGAGGGATTGCAGTTGAAGGCAGATAAGGTTTAGGCAACCTCTGAAAATATTTGTGCCTGTACTGCTGCCTGAATTGGCATTGTAGTAAACTGGAACCTGTCTAAATTTTTAGCTGATGGTTTTTGCTTTCTAAGCTCTTGCAGCAGGTGATTATTTTGCAGTAGTAAGTGCTTAATATATTCGGGGTCTAAAAATACTTCCTGATTGGAAAGGATATCAATCACATCATCACGGCGCTTTCTTTCTATCTCGTACCAGAAGTAATAACGCTTAATAAGATGCTGATTTCGGAGCTGTATAAAGTATTGGTTTCTTCCTTTCATTGCTGGTGTAGTGCAAGTATAATATTTTTTTGAAACGCAGTAAAAAAAAGATGGCAACAAAAAGCCCGGCAATGTTGCCGGGCTTTCATTAGCGGGATAAAAATATCGACCATTCATCTGCTTGTTTTCCTATTCGTGCAATCCCTGAACTATCATCTTGCGTTTCATTTATCTTCCGTTCATCTGCATCATGTTTAAAATACTTTTTCCAAATCAACATTATACCACGGAAGTTGCCCGATATAAGAGGGTTATTTATTTTATCATTGAATTTTTCATACTGGAAAGCAACATCATTACCTTTTGCATCAGAAAAATAGAATCCATACACTGTTTTAAAATCTCCTTTTAAACTATCTATTCCAGAATAAACGTAATCTGTGCCTAATGCCTGTTGGATTTGCTGCTGTATTTCTGGCAGATTTTTTATTGATGAATCAGCATATAGTGTTGGCATCTGTGCCGATGAAGTAAGAAAACTAAATGCAGCGATTGTGATTAATAGTATTTTTTTCATGACTATTTTTTTATCGGGTTAACAATATAATTCAATACATACTCTTCTTTAACGCCCACTAATTTTCCATCAAGAGAACAAAGTTCAACTACTTCATCCGGGTGCATTTTTTGTATTATACTAATCAGGTAATTACATTGAGCTTCCTTGTCAGGTGCTTTTTGAAATAGTTCGTTCAAGTCTTCGTCAGTGAGAACATATTTTTCAGAGCGCAATGGTTCTGGATTATAAACTATTGACTTTACATCTATTTTCTTTCCGCCAATGAATATATCAACATCCTCCCATTTGTAATTTTTATCTGTCATCTTAAAGGTTTTTTAAAAAGGCTTTATATACGTTTTGAAATTGGCTTACTAAAGTAGGCAATTCAGCGTAAGTGTAATGGTTGAGCTTCTTTTTTTTGTAGCTGTACTTTACCGCCCATTCATCAAATCGCTTTACATCAGCAACCTTTTTACCAACGGTGTTTTCTTTTGTCCAGCCCATTTGGTGGCAGTAATAAAATATCTTTCCCTGCATCGGCCCTTTATCTTCCTGCGGCAGCTGCTCGTTAAGGTACTGTATCATTTTGAGCGCCTCGGGTATTAATAGTTCTTTGCTGCTGGTTTCACGGCCCTCACTGAAGCTATATACGATCATCTCTTTATTGTCGGGGGAAATGTTCAATCGGTGGCAAAGTGTGCCTATTGCGCCTAATTGGGCTTTGGTTGCTTTTTGTATCATGGCAGTTTATTTAACGTAAACGATCTTCATTCCTATTTCCAGTGCAATGGCCCTTTCAACCCTTGCGCCGGGGCTATTGGGCCAGCAGGGCATCAAGTGCAGCTCATCGCAAAATAACAGGGCTGCAACGCACTTGCCCATTGCCGTGCGCCATGCATCGTTTTTATCACAGAGGTTGAGCGGCACAACTGGTGTATGGCCCTGCTCCATTAATTGTTTTTCGTACTTGCCGAACTTCTGACTTACGTGGATGTAATCCAACCCGGTTACTTTACCGGCGATGTAGATTTTTGCTTTTTGCATAATGCTTCTATTTTGTTTTTTAATTGTAACCATGAGTAATAGTTTGGGTCGGGTGAGCCTTGTATTTTGTATTTACAGTTTTCGGCTATGATGCAGAATCCATTGTAAATAAAAATGAAAGGTGATGGGATGTTAGAATTCTTCATACTCATCAAATTGAAGTTGTAGTGAATTATCATTTAATAAATCGTATACAATAAAGGTTGTGTCACCTCGATAGCCCTTTTCTAATTGCAGCACCACTGTCTGGATTCTTACATACTCAAATGTTTTACGAGGCAGAGCAGTAACTGATTTTAATCCATATCTTTTTAAAGCTCTCAATCGTACATCACTATCACTTATAGTAAACCAAGGCATT